TCATTTTGAATTCTTACCGTCGGACGCCGCCGCATCCACAAGGCCCTCGCCAACAATGTAAGCGACAACCGTCGCTCCTGCCATGATAATTGCTGTAACCTGCGTTGCCTGTTCTTGACCCCCGCCTAGCGCCACCACAAGCAGTGTCACGAATGATGCAACCGCTGCCCAAAGTTTCCGAGAAGTCAATTTCTTTTTCCAGTTCATCTGTATTCTTCTTTCTGCTGGCCTTTGTCCAGCCGTTATTTTAGGCCACCGATGCTACAAAGCGCTTTACCGGTGCTTCCCCGGGCAGCCGTGTAAAGATTCCCGCTGCCGTTCCTGGTTTGCCAGTGAAAATCAGATGCCAATAATCATAAGACATTTCCCGCCTGCAGTGTTTGACGATTACGACATTGTCCGTGCCCGCGTACAATTCCGGCATCTGTCCGGAGGTCGTTTTGACCGTGTACATTTCGCCAGTCTTGAACGCGATGTTCTGCGTCGTGTCGATCTGGACCGCGGTACGCGCGGATTTTAGATAGCCATTGTACCCGCCCGCACGAATCATGGTTGGGTAATCACGGAATGAAACATCAATATCCACATTGCCATTAATGCCTGGAATATGCCCGGTGCTGCCGGTCTGCTGGATATAACACGGATAATCTGGGGCACCCGAATAATCGGCCAGCCATATATCGTATTTTTTGATTGCCGTTTTGAATTTTCCGGACCTGATAAAATCAATATTCGTGTAGAGATTCACAAACCAGCCGTATGATTTCATCCTATCTAAAAATGCACAGGCAAACGAATCAATTTCTGCATTTGTCGGGTCCCGGCCCATAACGCGCCTGAAATAATCGACGGAATTGTACTCGTAATCATAGGCAATTGGAAAAGTCAATTTGCCCTTATATGGTTGCAATAGCTGGTTGCAGACATCTGCTTCCTTTTGTGCGTCCTGTATTGATGTTGCATACCCGAAGTAATACCCACCAACATGCAGGCCATGCGCAAGTGCCTGGTCTACATTTTCGCGGAAATACGGATCAACCTGATTTGCTGTGTTGCCCATACCAATGCGGACCAGAGCAAAATCGATCCCATGAGCATCTACCTTGGACCAGTTAATATGGTTCTGATATTTTGATACATCAATACCGTTCATTTCGAATCCCCCCTAAGCAATATTTTTTTGTGCCTGTTCCGTTAGGAAATCCTTTTGCTCATGCTTGACCTGTTGCGCATACGAAAGCGCCGATTCCATGTCCCCGTTTGGGTGTCCAAGCTGTACGGCATGGGCCGTGGCTTCACCTAGTGCAATCGATGCGCCCACCATCCGAATCAGCAGCACGTTGTTCTCCTGCCGAGCCTTTTCGCGTTCTTTTTCCTGATCATCTCGCTTTTTTAACGCGCGCTGGACTCCAATAATCACGAACGTTGCCATCAACGACGGAACACCGAGAGCTTGCACCCAGAGCACCCACGTTGGCATTATGCAATCCTCCTTTTACACCGCCGGAGAATAATCCTCGCCGGTGATCATGCTGTCGTGCTGGTAGTTACCGCCAATTCGGCAATGATTTCCGCCTTTTCGCTATCCGTCAAAAGGTAATTTGCCAGTACAGTATCCTGCTTTTCTCCGGCTGCAATTCGGCGTTGAATTACTTTAGTCAGATTTTTTAACCGTCCGGTCATTGCACGTCACCTTCCCTGTAGAACGTATTCGCTATCTTTGTTGCCAGTTCATCCGAAATGTTATCTCCCGCCGAGTCAATCAGTTCATCGACGACTGTCAGAGCATCATCCTGCTTGCTGATATACCCAATCTGTCGGAGAACATCAACTTGTGCCTGAACGTCTTCCAACGAATCCACAAAAAGTAGGAGTGCCACATCGGGAGAAGCCCGCAGCGGCAAAGCCTCCGCACATGGATGCGGGTCGCGGAAATTTAAAAGCGTTGTTTCGCTGTCAATTTGTCCAGCAAGCTGCTCAGCATAAGTTTTGCTGGAATCGACACCATTATGAAAAATTACAACGCGCATTTCTTTAGACATATGTTAAACCTCCAAATCATCATAAGATAAGACTGTGATGGAACCAATGCCACCAGCGGAACCGTTTGCAGAACCACTTTGGCCGAGGGCCGCTCCAGTGCCTCCTGAACCTCCATTTACCTGCATACCCCCTGTGTTTGTATATGTCCCCTTATGGCAAATGTAAATAGCTCCTCCACCCGCGCCTCCTCCACCTGCGCCGTTGTCGCCAGAACCTACTGTTATAACGCCACCGTTTCCGCCGTTACCGCCATTGCATTTAATATTGCCATCAATGTTCAGATTTCTACCGACATACAACATAATAACGCCACCACCGTAGTTTCCAGCGCCTCCTCCAGCTCCGCCTGAGCCATTACTGCCATCGGAACCACCGTCAGCACCCGCCAAATTTCCGCCCGCGCAAGCACCATACTCGCTAGTGCCACCACCGCTTCCTCCTCCTCCAAATGTTCCCGGATTTCCTACTTCGTGCGTGGATTTAGGCTGTCCTCCGATAAATATAGTTGGTACATCAACTGTTATTCCGGTGCTTGAACCACCGTCGCCGCCATTGTTGCCGCCATATCCGCCAGTACCTCCACCACCGTATCCTCCACCATATGGTCTAGCCAACATTCCAGTCCCGCCGGACGTGGCTGTGTACCTCCAGAGGTTCCCCCCATTTCCTCCGTTTCCACATACTAATTGCGCAGGATAGGGATAATTATTATTCGGATTCGTTTTCGGCGCCTTTCCTGATTGGTCTATGGTCCCGTGAATCGTGCAGTCACCCTTGACACGAAGAATCAGCCCAGTATTCCATGAATCACAGCTCAATACTGCACCTGATTCGATGGTTAATGATTTATAATTTTTCTCTACAATTGACTGATGGGGCACTGCAACGGGCAATGTAGTATCGCTACTGATGATTACATCTCCGTCGCTGCCATCCCCAAAAATTGAAGGGGTTGAAGAACCCCCTCCACCACCGCATCTGTTAATCAATGGCATTACATATCCCCCCTGACAATAATCCTGACTGGTAAATCAATGGTTGGTTTATCTCCGTATGCCAGCAGTGTGATACTGCCCGCCGCCTGCCCACCGTCCTGAATATTAGCGCCTTGCAGCGATTCCAGTTGTTCTGCGGTAATATCACTGTCTGGCAGGATTTCATTGACCGATGTATCCGTTACGCCGTCAACGCTGACTGCCTGACTGTACGGTGCAGCATCGCCGGTCCAACCGGAGGCCGGGATAGTGGCTGCGGCCATGGTGGATTTATCAGGCTTGGCGTTCCAACTGGTACGTTCATTGGCAGTGATGTGGGCGGCGGTGTCGGCATAATGCGCATTCGCTGTGTCATATCCCGCAATGCCGCCTGAAACGTCCGTTTTGGCCGCTATCCGGGCATCAATTGCCGGGTCAAGCTGTCCTGAAATAGCATCAACCTCTGCCTGCATCTCCGCTTTGGCATCATCCACGTCTTTTTTTGTCGCATTGATCTGTGACTGGTCAACAATCACGGTGACCGCGCTTGCGTCAGAAACCTCAACATAGATTCTCATATTCAAGTCATCGCTGGCTCCCGACTCAGGGGAAACCTTTTCCATCAGGGGAACTTTAGCGACGACGAGCAAAACCCCATTCGCATCAAACAGCCCCGCCTCCCGCACCACAAAAGGCCCGGCGCTGGCAGGAATCGCGATGGTTGCCGTCACTCGTTTAGATTTGCTTTGATCAAGCTGCACCGTTGGGGTACCGCTCCAGACTTCGTTCCGTAAAGCGGTTTGCGTTTTTGCTGGCTCATAATACGTTCCGTTGCCATCGCCAACCGACATTTTCGCAAACGTGACCATCGACCCGCTTTGAATCGCCTTCGCAATTGCAGAATCACCCGCATCGGTTGTCATCGTGTAATATTGCATGTTATTCCTCCTCCAGGTTATAAACTTCAACAACTGAGGACTGTACACCGGCGGATGAAATTCGCAGGTTGACCGTGTTCGGTGTCCTCAAAGGGTAAACCTCAACCAAAGATCCGCAGCTAGTAACCGCAGCCGTACATTCCGTCATTCCTTGCGACAAAATCAGGCTTAATCCATCCAGTTCGGACCGCAAGTTTTTCCCTGCATTTACCAGCTGCACAGCCCGAAGCTGGTCTGCTCTGCTGACTCCACTTGTATTGCAGTAAATTTCAACTTTAAAATGGTACGGTTCTCCATTGTACTCAAACCATTCACGGACAATGCCGTCCTCGCCGAAGACTCCCTCCACGACTTTCTGGACCGCGTAAGCCGTTCCTTTGTATTTGTGAATCAGATAAGAGTTCTGAATCATGTGCCGTTTCTCTTCATCGTCTGCAAGCGCATCGTAGGCATCCACATGATACCCCCAGGCAATGGCATCAAGTACCGGGCCGGAAAGCTCATTAATGCGAGAATACAGCAGCACGGAATCAATCATTCTTGCCAAAGAACGCAGAATCGGCGTCAGCGCGGCGCAGAGAGCTTTTGTCGTCTCATCCTGTCGCATATACCGGCTTTGCAGCTTTAGCAGATCCAGATTTCTCAAGTCCATCATTACAGCAACCCTCCGTAAATTACAGACGGAGGTTCTTCGGTAACCGCGACCTGCCAGTCACTTAACGCCATAAACTCCGGAGCAGTCAGGTCAACCCGATACGCACCCGCGGCATATAGCGCATCCCGCAGTCCATCCGGATTTAAGTTTCCGCCGAGCTGTCGTTTCTGCAGGGAAATAAAATTGGATACAGCCTTATCAACGGCGCTTTTTATACCGGCTTCCTCCGTCGATCGCGATTTGCTGATGTAATAAGTCAGAGCAATCGAATACGGAACCGTCTCTGCCCCCGTCACCAGCACCTGATCGGTCAGCGGGCGGCGTTTTTGGGGAGTACACGCAGCGAATACCGCATCCATAATGTTTTGAGAGGGCTGTTCAGCGTTCTCCATCAGCAAGTAAATGGTTACGACTCCCGCCGATGTTTTCACCGCCTTGACATCGGCAAGATCAGCAGAAGCAGTCTTTGCCCAGTATTCATAAGATTCTTTCGACCCCGCCGTAGAGATTGCCTCCCGACTGAGGCGGATCCGTTCCCGGTAACTGTCATCGTTTTCTTCATCCGAACCCCCGGCGCTGGCTGTCACATTCACAACACACCCAACGTATTCCACCGGATCAATCAGGCTGTTAATCTGACCGGGCAGAAATTCGTTATACGCCGCACCGGCCTTTTCCGCTGTGGCCACTCCCAGAGCTGAAGTTTCCCCAGCAGGAATGACGGCATCGGAATCAAGGACAAAAATCAGCAGTCCGTCCGGAGTTACTCTTGTCCCCGCAGGGATTGTCACATCAAAGCCAAGAGAAGAAGAATTCGAAAATTTCATCGTCACACTCGCCGCCTGCGCGGCAATTCTCTCCGTGTCATTTTCCTTGCCGTACTCGTCTAAAACAGTCCCCGTACTATTTTTTAGCAAGTTCTGATTGGCGGTTTCATTGATTTTCCCCGCAATCGCGGCAAGGGGCATCATCAATTGCGCTAAAAACATATAATGCTCGTCACCGGGATACAACGTTTCTCCCGTAAGGCTCTCATACCGTTCCACTGCGGATTCCAGCTCTTTCTGTGCATCAAACGTCACAAAATCAATCATGCCAAAATCACCTCCACCACTGCCTCACCGGTTTTGTTCAAGCGGCAGGAAACATCTTTAACCTTTGCACGCGGCTCATAGATTGCAATCATCTGCCGCACTTTCACGCGAGCCTCTTCCAGCTGAATGTTCGACGGTCTGTCAATCAAGCTGCCGGGGAGTCCCATCGTCCGATGATATGCGACCTCATAACAATAGGTATTAATCAGATTGCGGACATTTTGGGCAATCCGGTCTTTTCCTGAAAGAGTCCAGTCGATCATCGGGCCTCCGGACCTGATACTTGTCACGATTGCATCATCCTCGCCATTTGTACGTTATTGCGTTTTGCCTCCGCCTTTTGTTCTGCAGGCGGAGTCTGATAGGCAGCGGGTGTTTTTGCCTCCATCAGTCCAGGAGCCGAACTCCTCGTTTTTGCTGCTGACACCGTACTGTTCTTCACCCCGGGGGGAAGATATTCTTCCCATTCCAGTTTCAGCGCCGCTTTTACCATCGTTGGCGTGTTGTTAATCGGTACAATCGCATAATCTGACGCAGCACAGCTTGTCAGCAGGAATTTATTCAGGCTGACGGCTTTTCCGCAGAGTAAAAACGGATAAGAAACCGCAGAATCCTTGATTGCCATCCATTCATCAATCTCCGACTGGACATCAACCCCCGCGGAAGCAAGGAGGACCACTTCCGCGCTGATTTTTATCAGCCCCGGACCTTTAATGGTGATTGTTGGCTTTTTTCCGCTGGCTTCTTCCGTCGACGTATTAAGGTCACCTGAAATTTGCAAATCATTCGGGGTATACAACTTTGAAGGAGAAACCATAAACGATTTTCCACCGAAAGATCCAAGGATCACAGCTATTCCTCCTCAATCCCGATAATGATTCCGTCTGTCAGCGCGTTTCCGGGAAACCAGCAAAGCACGATGTTCCCAACTTGCGGAAGTATTTTTTTCAGCTTCCCATCTTCATCTGTCTCCAGCCGAACCGCATTGCTTAACCGCGAAATTGGCGACGACACGCTGCCCCCTGCGCTGACCCGGTATTTCCCGCCGTCTATACTTGATACTTTTGCTAAAATTTCCATTCTAAAACCTCGTAAAACATTGATGTAAAGAAAGCCGGCTGACTTCCTCCGCAAAACTGTGCTGCGCAACATCAATCAGATAATTCCCATCGTTTAGTCCCGTTCCTGAAATTGCCACCACGTTCCCCGCCGAAACGGTCGTATCCAGCGGAACAGAGACATCGCCGGTTACTTCTTTTTTATTTGCGTTTCTCAATAAATTTTCAGCGAATCGCGATGCCTCTCCAGTACTTGAAACAGGGTACTCCGTAACGTTCAGTTCCGGTCCGACTCCTGCTGCATCGGAATACACCGCACCGACTTTGCCCCAAGAAACGGAACAGCTGCCATATGTACCCCCCGCGGAATTGCTGAAGCGCGGAGACTCTAAGAAATCAGCCGCATCAATTCTTTCTACCGCAGATTGGCTTTCCAGCCAAACGTCGGAAAACAGATACAGCTCCTTGTCCTGAACTTTCAGGCTGCAGCCTTCCAGGGCCGCACGCTCCCGCAAAAATCCAAAATCCCCGCGTCCCATCTGGTCAACCCGTAAATACGCGTAATTCGGAACGCTCAAAAATTTTGCGGTCATCCCATACGCTGCCGCAAGCTGAGTTACAATTGTAATTAGGGATATTTTTTCCCATGCTCTGGTTCGCTTTGTTTTTCCTCCCGGCGGAATGCTGACAGCCCCAAGTTGAATGGCTCCCGTTTCTTGCCTTATCCGGTCAATCCACATGCTCCCAGACCGGTATCCGTCATGGACAATGTTCAGCGTGTCCTTTTTTTGAGGGCTCCACCCGCTCCATTGGTTTTCGCTATTCGCGAAAACAGCATCAATGCCATCAGCCTGTTCCCCGCAGCTGTCCGTCACCTTCAGGTCGGACAGCTCCACATTGGACGAAATCTCGGTTCCTTCATAAAAAATCTGCGTCATGGACTTCACCTCTTCCACGGCGGCAGGGTTTCCGGCGCCGCGGTTTTCAGGTACGGAATCCGCAGCGTAACCCCGGCGTTAAAGATCACAACCCCAGCATACTGCGGGTTCGCACGAATAATTTCACCCGCACGGAACTCATCGTTATACGCATCAAGCGCCAGCATGTCAAACGTGTCGCCCTCCTGTGTTATATAATGAAAGCCGTCCGTTACTCCCATGCCAGCCGCCTCCTGTCTCCAAAGTAATCGTCCAACACCCGACGGACATTCTGCGCATCATTGTGCAGAACCTGCTCTGTCGGATGGTCACTGCCATGAAAGACCGGCGCATATTTAAAATTGACTACGGTCGTTCTCTCCTTGAAAAAATTCTTCGGCTTGTGCGCGGGCTCCGGGGATTCCGGATTGTTTTTTCCCAGTCCGAGCATCCGCGCCGTCTGTGCAAGAAGGTTTAAGCTGCGCCCGCTGCCAGGCCTGATGGGAATTGCCATTTCAAGACCTGCCTCACCAAAGATAGACGGACTGTTCGCCAGGCCGCCATTCGCATACGCCTTCACCGTCGCCGCCGAACCGATGCTTGCCACCTGCTGCTGTGCCTGCCCACCGATTCCAAGAAAGGATCCGATTTTTCCAAAGAAGTCACCGATCGGTTTCGCAACGGAAGAAATCAGGTCCGCCAATTGTTGTATCAAACCTACAATGAAGCCCAACGCGGGGCCAAGCACCGCCCCCAAAACCGTCGCCATCGCAATAATCACAGGACTTAAAGCGCTCAGCACCTGCTGAATCGGCGGCAGAAGCGCTTGAACAAACTGCATAATCGGAGGAATCAGCGGTTGCAGGGCCGTCAACAGCGTCTGAATTACACTGATGATAATCGGCATAATCTGCTGGCCAATGCTGATGAGCGGCGGAAGGATCATGCTCAGCAAGCTTCCGAGCATAGGAAGAATCTGCATCACCATCGGCAGGAATGCAACCACCATGTTTGCAATCTGCCCAACAAAATTTCCCAGTGCATCCGTGTCCAAACTACTCAAAAATCCATTTAGCTGCTGCATTCCAGAGCTCAGTGCCGGAATCATCTTTGACATGACCGTTCCGGCCACCTGCTGCAAGTTTGCCTTAAACAGCCGCTGCTGATTTGCATAACTGCCGCCTGTCTTTGAAAAATCCCCCTGTGCGTCTGATGTTGCCTGCATCAGGTAATTATATCGCAGCGTTGCCTGCTGGGCCTGCGTCATGTCTTTGTAATTGGTTTTGATTCCCTTTGACATTGCGTAAGCCTGCAAATTTGCAACGCTCATGTTAATTCCCAGTTCTTTCAGTGGTTCCGTTTCTCCGGAAACACCCGCTCGGATCTTTTCAAATGCCTCGCTCGGGTCAAGGTTATAGAACGACGCCATATCCCCGGCCAGCGCCGTCATGTTTTTGGACATCGTCAGCGTTTGGTCAGCCCCAACGCCCATACTTTTATACATTGTTCCAAGGGTGGAGCTATACTGTTTGGCCTGCAAGGTCGTAATCCCATAAGATTTCAGCGATGTTTTCGCAAAGCTGTCGATTACAGACGCGCTCTGTCCAAAGGTTGTGTCCACCACATTCTGCACTTCTGTCAGACTGCTCGCGTAATCCAGTCCCGATTTTGCAAGAGGAGCAAGCGCCGCAAGGGAAACTGCTCCGACCGCGCCGACGCCAATTGCAAATCCTTTCGCGACCTTTCCGGCCACACGAAAGCCCTTTCCAACCCCGCCGGCGCCCTTGCGTACAGCACTGAACACCTTTGATGCTTTTGATTCGATCTTGCCAAGTTGAGCCTGAAATGCCGGGCTGATCTTACCTGCTCCGGCAAGGATTCCCTTGTTCATTGCGCTCATCGCCTTACCGATAATTCCGGATGTTTTTCGGCTCTGTTTGCAGGCTTTCAGCATAGCCGCCTGTAACGACGGGTCTACCTTTCCGGCAAGCGTAATCAGCGCTTTCAGCTCTTTTCCCTTCACGGTTCCTCACCCTCATTCTCCGGAGCCCTCATCCGCTCCATCACTTCGCAAACATCGTCAAACAGCTGCAGCAGTTCCCCCAGCGGCAGCTGTTTTAATGATTCCACACTGTTTGCGGTGACGACCGTCAGCTGCGCGATGATTCTTCGAATCCCAGATCCTTGAGCCCGGGGTCCTTGTCGAGCAAAAAATCCCGCACCAGTCCGGTTGCCTTCGACGCATCGGACGCGGAAAGCCGCATTAAGTCCGAATATTCCACGTTGTCCATTTTTTTCTTCACAGCTCGGACAAACAGCGTTAATTGGTACTCGTAATCCAATGCCGGAACGCTGACCGGGATCCCCAGATTTTTGAGATATTTTGAAGCATAGTGCAGATCCGCCGCCGTCAGTCCGTCCAAATCGAATTCCAGCATTCGAACAGCTTCTCCGCCAACTTTAATCGGGTGTTTCAGAACAAGGCTGTGTTCCGTATCCTGCAAATTCTCCGGCTGCTGCTCATCAGCACCGAGTTCTCCCATCGGAATCAGCGTTTTTTCCTCGCCCAGTTCCCCCATACCTGCCACATCATTCATTTTTTCCGCTTGCTGCATGTTTTACCTCCTGTTATCCAAGTGCTGAATGAAGCCCGGCGAGCATATTTTTGCCCCCGACACGGTAAATTCCCGCAATCTGATCAATCAGCAGCGTTTCCTCTCCGTCGACGACCTCGCGGTACCGAGTCGTCGAATAATCAACGCTTTCATCTCTTGTTTTGCCGATTTCTCCACTGCCGTTCGCAACTTTAATCGGGTTCCCACGAACATAGATTCTTGACCCCGCGACATACATCGTCCCGTCGCTCGCCCTGAAGTTCGCACCCATCCGAACCTCCAGATTCACGGTAGCGTCAAGCAGATATTTTTTGTCCTTGCCTGCCGCGCGCATGGAAATCGTCGTTGTCATCGCCCCAAATTGTCCCGGTGTCGGCATTGCAATACTTCCGAGAAGTCCCGCTCCTGAAATTTCTTCACTTGAATACTCAATTTCAGGCAATGAAATACTGGTCACATTGGAAAGCTCTGACCCGTTGGCAAAGACTCGCATTCCTCCGGTAGCACCGATAATCAATTTACGCATTGCCAGCACCTCCAAATAGGGAATTCAGACCGCTCGCACTCCAGCGGACTTTATTTGTAAGACTCTTGCCAGGAATCGGATTTGTAAATTCGGTTGAAAATACAAAGTTCCCCTCCACAAGATCACTCTGAGGGTTTTCGCTTTCCTCAAACAGAATCGTTCCCGTCAGCAAAGCGCCGTCCTGAATCAGACCGTCCATCCAAGCCTGAAAATCATTTAGTATTGCATCTTTCCGACCTCTGGTCATCGGTTTGTCAACATCCGCCCCATACTGACGCTGAAAATTATTCTCGATATAACGCATCATCCGTACATTGACGTCAAAAACATCCCTGGCGTCCATTGTGGTTCCGTACACATATTCCATCGTGTGCGATCCCCACATCCGCCATTCGCCTTCCCAATAAGTCATCGTGTCAATACCTGCGGCGTTGAGCAGGTTCGCCGCGGTCTGGTCAAACTGGACTGCCGTCCCATCGCTGAAGCACATCCCGTCAATGTCGATCTGCTTGTTGCTCGGTGTCTCATACGGAATATCACCGTTCTGAGAATCGACCCGCTGCATCGTTACCGTGTTCAGCGTACTTGCATGGAACAGCCGTCCGGATTTTCGTGCCATTGGCCACAGAATTGCTCCAGCGCCGGTATTGGCCTCCAGTGCTTTTTTAGCGGCAATCGCAGCGGAAATTTTTGTGGAAATCGACTCTGAAGCCTGTCCCGGCGATGCGTCCAGATCAGCATTCAGCCATGCGTTCCAGTGCCCGTTAATCCGGTCCAGCATTCCGATCAGCGCGGCAAGAACGTTCGCGCGAGTACTCCACCCGGGCGAGCAAAGGATCGTCGGCACAGTGGACAGGGTATAGTAGACCAAGGGAACCCCGGCGTTAATTGCCGCGACAACGTCCGTTTCTTTCACCGCTGATGGATCGGCTTCGTAATACTCAACCTCCGCGCTTTCCATACTCCCAATCGGGTCCGTTAAAATTACATTGCGTCCATCTTCAGCATATTCCGCACGGAAATCAGTTCCAAAAACTTTATCCGCAATCTTAATTGTTTTCAAAATCACGTTTGGGTTGTTGATGACAGCGGTTTTTCGTGTAAAGCCGACCGCTGCAGTCTTTTTTTCTTCATTTTTGTGATTGTCGGGGCTCATTGCGTTAATTACAATGATCGGCCCGATGCTGTTGACAGAATTTCTAAAATGTGCGTACACTGCTTCACATAGATCGTAATCCTCCCAGTCTTCGCTGTATCCGATTTTACGCATAGCGTCGAGCCAAGAGTTAATCCGTATCGGCACATTCTGTGTTCCGGAATAATCCGCCAACTGATGGACAGGAGCCCTCCCGATGTAAACCGGTACGGTTCCGGCGGCAGAAGGCGACGTATAGTCCCGGCTGGCCTGCTGGTCAGCATAGGCCCCGTGTCTGTAATCACTCATTTTCATTCACTTCCTTATCTCAATACATCGGCGTATTTTGTTACGGGATACGGCTCGCCGGTAACCGTAAAAGTCAGGAATCCGTACCAATAGGGCCACGGCTGTTCCTCGTAGGGTGTTAGCTTTACGCCCCCCGCAAGCTGGAATAGGTCTGCCACGCCGTCCTCTCTCGTAACCCATTGACGAACACGGTCAAGAAGATTCATCAGTGTCAGATAGCCGTCAAAATTAGGATTCAGGGAAGCCGTTCCATCCTGCGTTCCGGGATCGTACACAATTCCCGTTACCTGCAGGGCAATACGGGTTTCGTCCCCATCGCTGTCTGACTCCGCCGCGCCAATCACAAGACACGGAATTCGCAACCCCGCCGTCGGGTCAATAATACCGTTTGGCGGAACGAGACCGACATGTACAGCCGGAGGGGATAAAACGTAACTACCGATCGCATTATCTTTTCGCGGCTGTTTCAGCTGAAGACGGTCCGCCGTTATATGATTTTCCAGCCATTTTTGAATCAGCTTCAGCAAGGATGCAGTCTGTGGCGAAGAATTCATTTCAAACATCATTTCGCCTCTCTCAGATTCGTTCCAAGATTTCCGAACTCCCAGTCAAGTTCCTGGGTCAGGCGTTTTAAGACCGTCTGATTGACCTTCTTCACAATTTCCGGACCAACGTTCTCATTTGTCACCATTTGCGGAATGGACAGAGTCCGAATCACATGGAGTTTTTCCCTTCCATTTTCTTTTTCTCCGCTGCGGTATGCAAACAGATACCGGCCGCTGTTGCCGTTATTCTTTTTCACCGGCATCAAAAAAACGGATTTTAACTTTCCCTGTCTCAGTACCGGACCAACGCTGAGCATTCCGTTACTCTTGGTGATCATTGCTTTCGCGGTATATTTTCTGCGTTTTTTGCCCTTTGCTGTCTTACGCGGAACACGCGGTGTATGCCGGAACCTCATGATCGTAAGCGGCCGGCCAAGCACTTCAACAGACACACTTCCCTCTCCGGCTGCGCCCATTACGGTTTTCACTTTACGTTTTTTTCCGTTAAGAGCCGCTTTGATTTCTTTTTGAGGTGCGCCGTATACTTTTGGAATCTGCCTTCCGGTCTCCACCCGGACAGTATCCGCCGCCCGCAGCAAGACGCGGTTCATAATTTTAGCCCATTCTTCCGGAAATCCCTGAAGCAGGTCCGCTACTTTTTCCAGCTGTTCCGTATTCGCGTAGATTTCATTTTTCCCACTCATCAGAATCCATCCATTCCGGCAACCAGCGTTACCTGACTCATACCGTTCTCTTCAACCATTGCGGCGACCCGGTACGGAATGTCGTCCCACTGAATCAAACCGTTGCGCGCCATGCCATTCAGGTCGGCTGTTCTCGCATAAAAAAGCAAATCGCCGTCATAAACCCCGCCCGGGGCTTTCAAGCTGTTCCGCTGCCCTGCATTCCCATCGATGATGGCGGGAATTTCCCTCATTTCACCGCCAATAGTCAGCGTGTGTGTTTCCGCCATTTCATCAAGATCGAGGAACAGATTCAAGTCGGCCCCGAGCTGCTCCCGTAACGTCATTCTGACTGCACTCCAGCCCGGCCGAGATGCAGATCCGGTGTGGAGGCAGTTTTTTTCTCAGCTTCCTCAACGACCGCCTTTACGTCCTGCTCCGTCAAATTGTCCGGCAAATCAAGTTTTAATGACTTTGCTCTTTTAATCAGATTGTTTTTCTCAACTGTCGACATTTTGTCAGCTTCTAATTGTTCAAAGCCCGGATTTTCCATTGCCGGCTCCCGCCGCGCGTTTCCGGCAGCAACCAACCTCTCTTCCATTTCCTCTGAAAGCTGGACAGTTCGCCCGGACGGAATCATTCTGCCACCCAGAAGGAAAGGAACCAGTAACTTTACCATTTCAGTTCCTCCCCTTACAACTTAACCAGAACGGAATCGGCCGCCATATCTTTCGCTTCTGCGGCAAATCCGGCTGAAACTGTCTTTTCCGTCGCTGTGACCCTCTGGTTCTCCGCGTCCCAGTAAAGTTTCTGCCCCACTGTAAATACGGCGGTTGTTTCTGCCGGTATTTCATAAACGCCTTCCAGCCCGACAGAACCGGTCTCCCCGTTTTTGATCGCACATTCTGCGACCCCGATGCGGGAAGAAAGAACAACCACATCGCCGTAGCAGATCACTTCGCCGGTGGTATTCTGAAAATTAATGATTTTCCCAGGCTGCACATATTTAGCCATTCTTCATTCCTCCATTTCTCCGGCGGCTATTGAGCAACGCCGGGATTCTTGACAAGGCCCCTGTACCCCAAAAGCGTGATTCCGCGGTCCCCGTAAATGCGATAACGGATTCCCAAGTGATCAAAACTGACTTCTGACTCCACCGTTGGGCTTTCTGCACCGTTAAGATAGCAAACCTCAATCGTCGGCGTCAGAGCCGGGTTTGCTGCGAAGAAATACGGCTGCGCCCCGCTGTCCACATCCAGCTCCGCGTCCGTAATCATCTGCATTTTGTTTCGGAACACGTTGGCCACGCCGGAATTATTTGCAGAAGGATCGGCAAGCGACGCCAAGAGCGCCTCAATGCTCGTTTCTGTGGAGGATCCCGTCAAAACAAATTCCGGCGCGATGTTGAGCTTTGTCTTTCCGTCCAGATCGGTCTGCTGACGCATCAGGCGACGCGCTTCACTAAATGATTTTGTTCCCGGTACCGCTCCGGTTGCCAGATTTTTATGAGTTGTGCTGAACAGCTGATTTCCATCGGTCATCGCCGGGTTTGCCTTCAGAATTTCATAAACACTCTGGTTGATTCCACGCGCAAAAGCCAGCGTGTGAGCAGTCAGCGTCCTGGTAATCTGCCCAATGTCGTCATTGATAAACAGCTGTCGCGTAAAGTTGACCATTTTCCCGACCGTAATCAACCGGCGAACCGCAACCTCTTTATCCGATACCTCCGCTTCCTTGAATTCTCCATTCTGAGGAATTTCCTCCAGATTCCCACCATCGCTGATTTCATAAATGTGCGTCGCACGGAAATCCGGCTGACTCGCCTTGCTGGTCCAATACTGAAAAGTGGTCGGTGCCATTTGCTGAGCCGCCAGGACTGTTCGGTTTGCAACGTCGTCCGCGATTGAAACGAATGCACTGTCCGGCGTCATCGACCTGCGGAACAGTTCATCGCGGCTCATCCGATTTGCCCGTGTCTCACCTTCTCTTGTCAGGCATTCCGCCGCGATCGCCTGCAAACTCATACCCCGAAATTCATTTGCGCCGTCCACAGGTTTTTCAACGGTCACACCACAGCGCATCAAAAGGCCGTCCGCGGCGGCAGAGCGGACTTTATCCAGCTCGTCCCGCGTTACCTCAACCCCGGAACCGTCTTCTGTTCCGGCGTGAACCGGCGCGTTTCTCTGCTGCAATTGCGAAAGGATTTGCGCACGCACCGCGTCAAGTGCAGTTCCGGAACGGATATACCCCTCCGCCGCGTCTTCCATGCCAAAACTGCGGCACAAAGTCACGATTTCAGCGGAACGCTGCCGTTCCACCTGTGCGGGATTTTCCGCAATCGGCAGAGTTGCCGGGACCGTTGCCGGCACTTCCCGCGATCTTGCCCCCGCCGTTCCGGCAGCCGGAGCCGCTGGTTTTCCCGCCGAAGCGCCAATTCCCGCCTGAGTCTGATTTTCTTCACCCATTGTATTTTCCTCCTCTATACTTCTTCCGAGTCCCACCGTAGGGTCGGCGGGAACCGGTGCTAAACTGATTTCCCATGCTTTCCAGCTGACCGCGACGTTTGCCGGCCCGACAAACCTGCCGTCTGCACTTTTTTGTCCCGGCTTCAGCTTCATCCACGCACCAACCGTATACCCGACGGATACGCCGGTCAGCATTCCCTTATCCAGTTTGCCTTTGAGCCGAACGGATTGCGGGTCGTCTTCATCTATTTCAATGACCGCCCGGCACTTATGCTCCGCCTTATCCAGCCACGCCTTCACAATTTTTCCAATTGGAACCTTGCCATAGGAAGGATCCATGCCGTGGTTAAAGAGCAGAACCCCGGTTCCTCCCTTGTCAAAACAACTCAGGTCCACCGCATCTGGCGCATGCGACAAAATTTCCGGAACACCCCACCGGGTATACGGCGTTTCACTTGAAAACGAGATTTCATACTGATTTTTCGTGTTATCCAAAGCGCGGCATTCCAGTGCCTGCGCCATAATCCGTCTGTCACTGGCCCCGGCAGCCCGGGTATAGAACGGAATTTTTTTATTCATCGCTGTTATCCTCCTCTTCATCATCCTTTTCGTTTTCCGCTACCGGAAGTGCTTCCTCTGAAGAATCAAGTCCGCTGTCAAGCCCCAGCTTCCGCATTAGGTCCAGCTCCCGTTTCCTCTGCCTCAGCACGTCCCGCCAATCCTTGCCTTTTTCCGCACAAATCTCTTGCAGCGTTTTTTGGTTCGTCTGCAGCGCCGTCCTGTTTGCGTTGGTTTCTTTCACAGGATCGATCCAATCCCACCCTGACGGAATCCACACATGTTTTCGGTACGGCTCCGGATTCCGGAAATAGTCCGGAATCGTCAGCTTCCCGCTCAGTACGGCCCAATCCAGCCATTCCGGATAAATCACGTCCAGCAGATGCTCAATCAGGTATTTCTGCTGCGGCTTGTATGTTTTCTGATCCTCCAGAAGGCCCTGACGAGCAGAGGAGTAATTGGATTTGCTCATATCACGGGAAACCGCTTCATAGCTCAGGCCGACCGAGCTTCCCGCCAGACGCTGCGTCGCCTTGACCATTGGATCCACCGTTGAGCTGGTTCCCGCCGGCGCAATTGTGGAAATTTTCTCCCCTGGTTTTAGGTAATTAATGGTGCCCTGTTCTAAGATTTCCGTCCGCGGTTCCTGACCGGCAGCCCGTTCCGGTTCAGACGGCTGCGGATCATATCCGCGCCCCAGTCCCGTCAGCGCCCCCATGGTTCCGGTTTCCTTCTCCACCACAACCGAAAGATGGGACAGTACCCGTTCTTTTTCGATCGATGCGTCGATCAGTTCGTTTGTGTCGTCGATTCGCCCCAGAGACGGGGCAAACGGGGTAATTTCACGAATCTGGCTCGGCCTTGTCAGATATGGCAGATACACCACTCGGTCTGCGGAAACCCGCTGCGACCGCACCGAAACGCCCCACATGTCATAGACCTTAATGAAATACGCAACCGGTCTGCGGTATTCGTCGATTTCAACTCCGCCGACCACTCGATGATTTCCGAACACGGGAACACTCGTGTCCAGATCGTCAACCTCCAGAAGCTGCAGCTGATACCGCCCTCCTGCAAGTACTTTCAATGCCAGAATCCCGCCGTCCGTGTATCTGCGGCGCAGACACAATGCCGCGAGTTCCGACAGACTGAACCTTCCGGTAATTTCGCAATTGCCCGGCCGGCACCATTCCCTCCAGCACGCTTCAATCCTCGAATTCAGTTCCTCGTTGTCTTCCCCCGCCGCATTCTGAACCTTTGCCTGAAGGACCAGCCCGGAACCAACCACATTGCGTTCCAGCGCGAGAATCTCGGCATTCAGGATGTCGCTGTTCCGCTCCAGATCTCTGGCTCTCCCGCGGATCAGATCTCGGCTCCCCTGATTTGCCTGTTCCCCGTTTGGGTTGCTCCGCGTCCATCCGCCGCTTCTCGGGCCCGTGTCCGCCGCGGAGTAAAAACTCCGGAAATACTGAACCCATGCTTCGCGCCGACAGGCTGTTTTAGGAGCAATCGGCAGCAACATTCGATTAATCAGGCTCATTTTTCTCCGCTTCACCAAATCATCTCCTCCGCCGCAGAAACGCGACTGTTGCGGACGGCCGTTCCCTTCGCTCAATTTCGTCACTTACCGTCCGGTACTCCGCGTAAAGCGTTGCCAGATCCGCGCGTTGAACCGTCCTCGTCCCAATTCGATACTCCTGCGCCCCATTTTCAATTTTGTTAATTGCCCTCAGGATTCCATCTCTGCGGATTTCCATTTCCGCCGCCGTCATATTCTCCACCGCTTTCTCCGGAAGGATCTTCCCCCGTATGTTTTTTTCGCCGCATCCCATTTATCCGGCTGAAACGAGGGACTGCCCGCCGGCACCTCCGCGGAAACATGTTCCTCCTGGCCTCGTCTTGCCTGACTGGCCCGCAGGGTTCGGATTCCAAACACATCCGCCGCGCAGGCGGCATAAACCTCACAGTCCAGATAATGGTTGGCGTTGCCGGTCGCCTTCTGTTCCCACCGACGAACCATATGCCCTCGGACACGGGTAATAACCTTCTGCTCAGACGTTATCATTTCGGCATATTCAGGGTCGCACCCGTCGTGCAGGAACCAGCCGCCCTCGTCTTCATCCCGTAAAATCCGCGCGAAAATCATGTCCTTGTAATACTCCGTATCCACCATCAGCAACGTCATTCCACGGCTTAATCCGTCGCGGTCGATCGTCGTCGGCCGGTATTTTGTAATCATCCGGTTGCTGGAGCCTTTGACTGGCACCGCCCACTCTCGGTTAACCGCGCAAAAATCATAAACGTCATCGGTCTGATCCCCGGAATCCACTCCGCACAGATTCACCTGATAATTCTGTCCTGTTCGGTCCTTATACGCCGCGTTCATGATCTCCTCAATTTCATTCCAGGTAAAGGTCTGCCCGTGCGCAATATTAAAGCTCGTCATATTTGCCCGCCATGCCCGGATCGTCCAGTAAAAACTTTTTCGCTGAACGTCAACCCCTCCAGTCAGCATCACCGTATTCGGCGGGACCTCCTTTGCTCGGAACCGGCTCTGTTTTTCTTGCAGCAGCCGTTCCGCATCCAGTTCGTTCTCGATTTCCTTAAATGGTTCTCCCAGCCAGGAGTTGATAAAGTTCTGCAGCAGCTCCGGCTGGTCCTTGCTGTCCAGAAATTCCGCGGCGATATCTCCAAGCCGCAGAATTGGCGAATAGAAAGCGTTAATGCGAAATGCAATTCTGCGCCGGCTTCCGTTTGTTCTGACCGTTTTCCATTCGCACTGCTGAACCATTTCATTCCGCTGCACATCGGAAATCAAGCATCCACACTCTTCACAGACATAAAATGCCTCTTTTCTAGCCTGCTCCGGATTGCTGCCCTCCGGCCATTTCAGCTGCCGGAATTTAAAAGTCCAGCTTTTCCCGCAGTGCGGACATTTTACGAAGCATTCCATCTGTGTGTCAGCCTTGCTCCAGTTCTGCCAGGTCGGCCCACTCTCAAAAACCGGCGTCGAAACCCTGACTGTCTTTTTATTTGCCGGATAGGTTTTCTGACGTTCCATCGCCAGCTTTGCCGGGTTTGCTTCCCGCCCCGCTTGCGCCGGGTACTTATCCTCCTCATCCAGAAACACATACCGGACCGGCCGGCTGGCAAGGTCACTCGGGGAATTTGCGCCGACAATTCCAACACTGACTCCACCTGTAAAATTCAAATCCAGCCGTTTGCTGTTCTCTTCATAGCGCTTTTTCAGCTCCCGACAGTTCTGAATCATCGGCTGGATCCGGTGGTCACTGGTCCACTCCGCCAGTTCCTTCTGCGGATACACCACCAAAATCGGCCCCGGGTCCTGACAGATTGCAGAACCGATCATGTTCAGAACCGCTTCGGTTCCACCGACCTGCGTTGGTTTCAGAAATATAATCTCCTCAACATCCGGGTCGCCAAACACATTCATCACATCCCGCAGATACGGCACATAGTCTGTCCTCCACGGGCCAGGTTTACTGGATTCCCCTAATGTCAAAACCCGGTTTTCATCTGCCCACTCGCTCACCGCCTCTTTCCCCGGCGGTCGAAGGGACACCAGGGCAATCCGAATCCAATCCGGAGCCGTCCACTTCTTCACGGATCGTCAGCTCCCAGCTGATACACCCCGTCAATCGACATCTGGGACAACGCGTCCTCAATCCGATCGCGAATCAACTTGTCAGCTTTTCGCGCCCCGTCCGCGTCTATGTAAGAGGCCACTGTCAAACCCAGCTCCTGCCCCAGTCCCATTACCGACGCACGAAACACGGAGAAAAACTTGCCCAAATCGTTCACAATATCCGCCTTCGGAAGATATTCCCCGCCTGCAATCTGATTCTTCAGCAACGTGGCATCTAACTGCGCCTGTTTCAGCAGCGCGTCATAGTGAGTTTTCATCTGGCTGGGAGTCATTTTTGACGGATCCGTTTTTGCAACCTCCGCCAATCGTTCTCCTTCCTTCCTGGCATTCCACTCAGTAACAGCCTTAATATCCCAGAATCCATGCCGAATTCTCGGGCATCCGCTTTTCATCCAGTTGCTTAATGTCGCTGGCGTAACGTTAAAATACGCCGCTGCATACTTCGTACTTGCAATAATTGTTCCGCCCTCAAAATACAGATCCTTTTTTCCCTCTGCAGCCAAAGGCCTCGCCCCCTTCCCCGATTATGATTTTATTCCGCCGCTTCCATCCCCGGAATATCAACTTTCACAGCAATTTTGCACCTGCTTTTTTCGTCAAAATGCTGAACATTCTTTTCTCGTGCCGGATTTCCCTGTTTCCGGGAAGGTTCGGCATTCTGCATAAAATTCAGCTTCATAGCGCAGGGTTCCAGCTTTTCAAAAATTCAAATGTGTTTTGCCAATTTTAAACCAGGTGTTTCCCGGGCCTCGCAAGACCCGCATTGGGGGCACGGGGCTAGAAGGACCCGCTTTCTTCTGCCCTCATAAGCATTTCTGGCGAAAACGTGGTACATGCTGTGGTTGCCTGCCAATTATCAACGGTTTCAACCACTAGATGTTGAAAACTATTCAGCTGATTTGAATTCATGAATCAGGCTTTAATTTCGGCCCAATTTGAATTTCGGGTACAAAAAAGAGATATGCCCATGCGAGCATACCTCTCTGAGCATTATTATACGTCAAGAACGGTTCGGATTTCAACTGGACATTTGTAGACATTCATAGACATTTCAGGACATCTTTTAAGAAAAGAAGGTGCTGCACCGATCCAGTTCCCAGATTGCCCGGGTAATCAGGCGGCTGATATGACGTTCTGAGTAATTCAGCTTCTTCATTAATTCCCGGTTCCCCTGCCCGTCAATGTATTTGCTTTCGAGCAATGCCCGCAGCTGATCATCCTCCATCAGGGACAGAGCCTCGGCCAGCTTCTGGCGAGACTCGCGAGCACTGACAGCCAGCGTTTCACATTCCTGTCTCAGCTGAATTGCGGTTTCCTTAATCGTGTCTGGCTGGCCTTTGCCCCGCCGAATCCCAGCCATGCCGAACGGCCCCATGCTCATGCTTTCCCACCGGGCAGCATCGTCGCATTTTCTTTTCAAATGATCGACGGCAATCAAATACTTTCTCAGCCTTTTCTCTTTATCAAGACGTTCTTTCTTTTCGACAGCAGTCATTCATATACCTCCTTATGGAAAGCCATGGAACAGAATGGAAGATAAGATTATCTCTTTTTATAAGAGCAATACTGATTTTGTGGATACTTATGGAGGAGTGGAAGGCAACGTAAAAAATAATCCTGTAAAAAATACTAGAAAAAGTTTCCTGGGGTCCCTCCAAGATTCCACGCCCCTCCATCATCGGGGGGAAGTGGGGGCCATCGCGGCAAGCTGAGCACCCGCATCAGACAGCGTTATGTCAACAAATTCGTTAAATCGGGATGTTTTGCGCTTATGAAAATGATAATTGTCCTGCAGGTCAAGCGAAAATTTGCTCTGAGATGCCGGATAACGCTCGCCACGTTCGGAACACCATGCCTTATAGACAGCGTACAACTTACCGGAAGGGATGGAACAGCCGGTTTCAACAACAATACAGTTATCCACAAACTGCTTTGTCTTGTCCATTTCCCGGCGATATTCCTCATTTGCGGCATTCACTCTTGCACAGGGCGGCATTCCCTTACGATACCAATCAACAGCACCACGCAGCGCCCACTGAAAGATACCGGCTTTTTCCTTTTGCAGCTTTTCCGCCAAATGAATATCCTTTTTCTCATCCGGAATCTGCGCTTCAAACGGTAGCATACGAACACGTCTCCAGATTCCGTGGTCACTGTGTCTGATAATCGGTTTGACGTTGGTCGCCATAACGATCTTAAACTCCGGCCGAAACTGGAATTCCTCCCGGTACAGCCGCCGGGCCGTGATAACATCCTCGCCAGTCATGGTTTTAACCAGTGCTTCGTCCAGGACACAGCCGCCGGAAGGCTCCGAAGTTGTTACAAACCGAACACTTTTCAGTCGTGCAATATCTGAGCGTGCCGAGGAGGAGTTTCCCCTGTCAACGCGCATAATCGTATCAGCCTGAGCGTTCTTGGTATAATCCCCGAACAGGGAGCTGACCATGTTGACAAACGTGCTTTTCCCGTTGGACCCTGTCCCATACAGAAAGAACAGGCACTGCTCCGACGTTGAGCCTGTCAAAAAGTACCCCACCATGCGCTGAATATAAAGCTGCAGCTCTTTATCCTGCTGCGTGATTTCATCAAGGAACTTCAGCCAGAGAGGGCACTGTGCCCCTTCTATGTAATCAACGTCCGCCAGAAGGGACAGCTTCAGCCGTCGGTCATGCGGCCTTAATTGGCCTGTTTTTAAGTCGACAATACCATTTTTTACATTTAGTGCATCCTTGTATCGATCCAACTCATTCGGAAGAATCGGAATTCCAGGCAGATGCTGCGTCTCTTCGATCATAGCCTTTTTCGCTTTACTGGAGCGCGTGCGGCGAATGTGTTTCATCAGAGCTTCGTTATTTTCTTTATCTTTCGACGCGTCTTCCCAGAGCTTTTCCAGCAGCTCGTCCGCCATGCGCTTGACCTGCCCCGTCTGGTCCTCAAACCACCGCTGCCCGGTCCAGATCATCCATATCTTATTAATGTGGTCGTATTTGACCTCATTGAAATACGCATCACGAAACCGGTGCGCGTTTCCCGTATCATCCAGCGTATACAGCCGTGGATCTCTTGCAATATCGGAATCAGCCGGATTATCTTCAGCAGAAAGGACCGGGGAAGGTTCCGCGCCGCCCCGTGACGGCGCTGGAGGTGGTTCCGGCAGCGGAATTTTCTCATAGGTTCGCTGTTTTCTGTCAATAGGCACAAATGTCCTGTCTTTGCCCTTAACCGCATGGGAAAGCGTATACTGCCCATATGTCCTACCCCTGCCGACAGAGCGATCCCATTTTTTACGGTATAGCCCCGAACCGCGAAAGACCCGGTCCATACGGTCCAGATCGCAGTTAAACCAAAACGCAAGATAACTGGCAAAGGCAAAATCCGCTTCGCTCTGAGAACCGTATTTCTCCCCCGACCAATCCCCCTGATACAGGCGTTTCATGTCTTCCCCGTTTTTTGAGCGAAATGCAATATCAAGGATTTCCTGATCCGATAAATTGCGAACCTGCTCCGGCTCCCGTCTGCTCTGTTGATCGATAGCACCAACCGCCGCAGGGGGCTCTTTTACCGGCTGACCCAGCTGAACCTGCTCCACGTCTTCGTGCGTAAGATATTTGCGGTGAATTGTGTCAAGCGTGTCCGTACAGTTCCGAAGGGGATAAGGCATCCCTTCCTCGTCACAGAAGATATTCCCAGTTACGGTAAAATAGCGGGCAGAATCGTACATTTCAAGGCCCAGCATTCTGTCCCTTCGGCCTTCGCGGTCCGGCAGCTTCCCTTTGCACAGAATATGGACCCCTGTACCGCTTGGCGAAATCTCCGTATAGCTCTGCAGCTCGTCGATCAGTTCCTTTGCAAAGTCAGACAGCTCTCCATCCTCAACACAGTGGTCAATATCGACGCCTGCAATACCGTCTCCCAGTTCAAAGCCAATTCCGGTCGCACCATATTCTTTCACGGCAAGAACCGCCTCGTTATAATATCCCCATGTGCTGCTGTCGTCTGCTTTCGCCGAATGCAGCTGTCCTCTCTGGGGGACAGGACAAAGCGGCATTTTATTCGGATAACGGTGACAGACCCACTGTTTTCGTTGGGTCAGTTCCACCGGAATATTTTCTAATTGCATGTTTTCACCTGATGCCTGTTTTATATTTTTCGGGATCGTCCCTACCGAAATAATCGTCGATAAAGACGCGGAAAGTGTCGCCGTCTCTTACCAGCGACACCCTTACCACCATACCGACCAATTCATCAGCTGCTTTTTTAAGGTCCTCCACCGTATGCACCAGATACCCCATTCGGAGAAGGTCTCGGCAGATATAATCGGGCGGGTCTCCCTCGAACACATATTGTCGATTAATGACGTCCCCACGGTCCTCCCCGGCCGTCACAATCAGTAAAAGTTCCAGAATCGTTTTTCCTTCCTTATTGCCGACACCATCCCAGCAGTCAGCTTCGGCCACAATGGCCATTTTGCGAATACGGTCTTTTTTTTCCATATTGACGGCCTCCTTTCCATTCAGGCCTCTTCCGGCCTGCCGAAATATTTTTCATATTCATCCGGAGCATGTAACCCAACCAGTGACTGTGCTTCTCTTCCTTCTACCGGCACAACCCGGCAGCTATTCTCCAGCGGCGAACCGCATTTTTTAAACCAGTTTCCCTTTTGGGTACGGTAAACCTCAATATAAGCGCCAACCGCAACCAAAGACGCCTGTTCCGTATCGTACAGCTTTCCGTCAATAATTGTTTTCATCTTTACCTCTCCAGTCCATCCGCCGGCGGCAGCTCTACCTCTTCGTCCAATAAAGAAATATTTTTGGCTTCTGCCACACAATTGATAATTTCCGAAAGAATCCCTTGCATATGCTTAATACATTCGTCGGAAACAGATTCCGCCGTTTTCCCAGAAGAAAGCCTTAAAATCATTTTGAAATTATCCCAGATAGAATCCAATGAATCGCGAAATGATGCCGCAGCGCACACAATTTCATCCTGGTCCAAACCAACAGTCTGCCGAGCCTGACGTTTAGCTTCCTCCAGGTCCTGCCTTGCAGCTTTCAGCTGCTTTTCATACCGCTCCCGAACAAAATCTGCACCCTCCTGCCGAAGGTTCTGCTTATCGGCTTCGCTGGGCTGCTGGACAGCAACATCAACCGGTCTGGACTCCAATTCTTTAATCGTATCCTCCAATTCCGTGATTTTTCTAAGATCCAATTGTTTCTGACTTTGAGCAATCTGCAAGCTCTCATTTGCCTTTTCTTTTTCCGTTTGGACTGCTTTTTCAGCTTTTTCGCACCGTTCTTGTAATTGCTCTTTAAATCTGCGGGCCTCATCGCGTTCTTTAATTGCCTGTTCCAATTCCCTTTTTGACATGTCCGGCACAGCCTTTTCCCGCCCGTTGACCAAGTGCGTTTCCTTAATGAATTTCTCACGGTCCTCCTCTGGGACCTGCAAAAGGGCAAGCAGTTTTGTATAGGGCAAATTCGTCACCGGTGACGAATTTGAAAATTCCTGAGCAATCCGCATGAAGCGTTCGGCCGAATTATTAGAAAACTGAACCTTATCCTTTAGCCATGGAAGCCACTCCCCATGCGGCAGTTGTTGTTTCGCCTCGATCAGGCGCTTCCCGATCTCGATAATATTCTGTGCTGTTTGAGCTTTATAAAAATTGATTTCCATCGTGATCTGTTCCATCGACCGAGGGCTTCCAGTCACCGTCTCAGCTTTTTGAGAACCGGACAGACCGTTTTCTTTTGCGGCCTGTTTTTTCCTCTTGATCATTGCCAAAACGCGCTGCTTTTCCTGCTCCTCCGTCATTCCTGGGCGCTCCGTTTTTCCATCAAAGAATCGGTCCGAAACAGCCCCACTGGAAGCAACCCCCGCTTTTATCTTGCTGAAATACAGCGTCAAGCAATATCGCCCGTCAGCCCCGTAGGGTCCACGCTGATCCATTTCCTTAGCAGGATCGTCCAGTCCGGGCAACTTGCGAGAAAAAGTCCAGATTTCACGTGCAAAATTAAGGTCCAGCGTGAAAACTCGCCCAACATGGAACCCGTCTCTGGACCGCGCAATATCAGCAGTGGTTCGGTAATTGATCTTTCTGCTCGCGCGGCATTCATAGTCAACAACCTTCGGGTTCGGATATCCTTCGGTGATCGGCACCACAAACGGGCAGCCGAAGCACTCGTGTTTTGCTCCAAAATCACCACCCAGACGGTACCCCGTCGTATCGGCAGTCGTATATTTTTCAAAGGTCTTTCCGCATTTGCAGATATAGGTCTGTTTCATTTTCACCCTTCCTTACCGGTGCAGATGCACCTTGCTCTTCAGTTGTTCCGGCGGAATCCAGTTAAATCCGTACAGGGCAGAAAACATGTCGGCACCCGATGCAAACCACTTCTGTGCAAGCTGCTTTGCATCATAGACACCAACCGTTTCACCAAACCCATTCCGGACAATCAGCACATCGATATGTTCAAAATAGCGCGGAATTCTCTGCCATAGCTTCAGCTTGCGGTCTCTTTCGATATCATCCACATTTAGTCCTCCCTGTTAAAACGGCAGATCATCATCGGACGGGATTTCTTCAAAATCCCCCTCGGCGCCGGCAGCATATCCGGACGAAATGGAACTTTTCTTTTCCGGAGGAGGATCTGGAATCGGCGGCTTCTCCGCCTTTTGGGAATTGTCACCGGCAAACCGAATCTGATTCGCGATCAGTTCCGTCACCCATCGGTTATTCCCCTCCTTATCCTTATAACTCCGGTTTTCAAAACTGCCCTGAACCAGCATCGGTTTGCCCTTTTTAAAATATTTCGCCGCAAATTCGCCCAGGCCGCGCCAGGCTACCACATTAAAAAAGTCGGCAACCTCTTTTCCGTCCTTCTTATACGGCCTGTCCACTGCAAGACGAAACGTCGCAACCGCGACACCGCTTGTCGTGTGCCTGAGTTCAGGGTCCGCGACCAGACGGCCCATCATAATCGTAATGGAATACAATTTATTTTCCTCCCGTTAATACGCGCGTCGACCACGAGCCCGGTCATGCACGGCCCTGCGAAGATTTCGCGCGCTGCGGTCCGCGTAAATCGACCGAATTGAATTATCTTTTTGTCTTTCTTTCTGAACAATTGCTTTAAAATGTTTTTCATTTTCCTGCCACCGATTCCATGCCCGACAGGACTTCCGGCAATGCAGCTTCCGGTCCCGGCACTGGAAACAGGGCGCTTCTGAATGTGTCATTTGTTCTTCCGCCTCGGTGCCGTTTTCCCTTGCCCTGCGGATTGCTACCTTAATCGTCAATTTTTGACCGTCACCTAGCATCCGAAATCACCGCCCTTCCCCAGCTCTTTCCGCATTTCCTCACGATTTGAGCGAATTCTTCTGGCAGGCTCGTCCAACTTATCGAGGCCGCTGACCCCGAACCAGATCAGTCCGCTGGCACACAGGCCGGCGGGAACGGTACTCGGCAGATCCGCGCCGGAATCCGACGCGCAGGCTGCCAGGATCAGCGCCAGAAAACCAAGAATCAGGATTATGTAATAAAGTTTTTTCACCGCGTCTCACTTCCTTTGATTTTTATATGTCGTTTCTTTTCACAAACCAATAAAATTATCCCTTTGTCTTTTCTTCCGCTGCCTTGCGAGCCGCCTCCCGCTCGTGGAATTCCCGATAAATTTCACAGATGCGGCGATACGCGATCCGATCATCCTCCGGCGTCCGGTTTGGATTATGTACAACTTCGCATTTTAACGGCACCCACATCACCCCCAAATTAATCTTATGCCGCAGGGATTGTACAACTTGCCTGCAATTCAATCCGGTTTCACTTTTGCAAATTTCAGCGCCATCAGGGACGCGGAAAGGCGATCCATTTCCAACATAATGTGATTCCATTCCGGCCGCTCCCCCTCAGAAATAACTCCGTCGCAGGTGATGTCTATCATCCGGTCTTTTTGGCGGACAAACGCATTGACCTCATTCAGGACGTTCAGAAAGGCGGTCGGCAGATCTTTCAGCTCAATTTCCGGTAAAATCTTTCTGCCAATTTCCGCACTGTTGCGCAGATGTTGATAAGCAAGGTACTGGGTCCCGTAAATCTCAATCATCCGGAGGACCACATCATTGGGAGGATAGCGTCGGCCCGTCTCATAAGCTCTAAGGCTTTCAACAGACACATCAATTAACTCCGCTGCCTTTTCCTGAGTGATTCCGGCACTTTCGCGAGCAATTTGATAGATATTCCGGTATTCGGACTGCATGGAATTTTCCTCCTTTTCATGAAATAATAGGATTAGGCCGAATCCTGATTCGTTTCCGCGCCAAGCCAATAATAATTTCCGTCCGCCTTTTTCTTAAAGCCCACATCCATATCCTTCAGACTCCGGCCGAAAATTGTCATTGAGTCAGCTCTGATTCCATTTGCATCGCACCACCGGTTATAAAGTTCATACAGTTCCGTTGCCTGGACCCATGCGCCTTTTAAACGGCGCTCCGATAAGAAATCCGAATCCCAGAAACGGCTGACGCTCGTTTCCTGAATATCCTCAACGCGGAATATAACGTCCGTATCGATTTCACCGTGAAGGATTCCGACAATCACCGCGCGGTTAATCTGTTCCCTCTGCGCCCCGGACATCTTCGCGTTATTGACGTAATAGACCAGCTTCTGAAGCTTTTCCATATCAAGTTTTTCAGTCATGGATTTCACTCCTTTCACGCGCTTTTCTGCGCAAGTTTTTCTTCTTCCGTGATGATAAAATCGACCGGCACCTGAAGGACTTTTGACAGCCGATTCGCCATAAGCAGTTCCATGTTCTTTTGACGATTTCCTTTTTCTATTGAGTTATAGTAACTTAACGAAACGCCAAGTTCATTTGCTATATTCTGTTGTGTTAAATTTCTGTTACAGCGCAGTTCTTTGAGATACTCCCTCATAATCGCACCTCTTTTCTATTCAATTTGTGAAGTTAATATTATAATAGCTGTTACTTCTCAATCTGTCAAGTAGTTTTAACTCATTTTGTGAAGTTATATATACTTTACTAAATGTAAAGTTTATAATGTTCTTGGAGTGATAAAAATGAACAGGTTACGTGAACTTAGGCGGGAAAAAGGCCTAACCATGAAACAGTTAGGCAATTTTTTCGGATTAGCAGAAAGCACAATCAGTCAATATGAAACCGGCAAGCGTCAGCCTGATAATGAAGCATTAGTAAAATTTGCGAACTATTTTGATGTTACAATAGATTATCTTTTAGGAAACGATGCAAATAGAGAACAAAAAAAAGAGCCTGTCACAGAGCGTGACAGGCTGTTGGAAGATAACATAAAACTTTTTAGGAAGTTGCCACCGGAAAAGAAGAAGCAGGCGCTGGACTACCTGCGCTATCTGGCCGAGCACCAAGGGAAACTATAAATGCCCGTTCCAGTTTCAGGGATTCGCTGGTCATGCCATTCAATAGAGTAAGAAATTCCGTTTCATACTCCTCATCCATTCATTTGCCCTCGCATTCATCCGCATTCCGTAACAAGCCGAACAAGTGTTCAGTAGCGATATTATTGTTGTAGCTCAACGGCAGGAAAAGTCAACCAATTTTTTGAAGAATATAAAGAAACCGTCCGCTGGTGCGAACAGCGGGCGGCAAGGTAAAGAGAAGTCCTCATAAAAATGCTCCTCTAAGAATATTATAAACAGCATTGTCATAATTTGTCAATCTGTGATTTTTTTCGAGGGGGTGGTAACATGGATTTTATTGATCAGATCAAGCAATTTGCCAAGCGTGTAGACAGCATGAAAGACTCCATCCAGACAGAAGAAGCCACTAAAACGTCTATCATTATGCCATTCTTCTCCCTTTTGGGATACGACGTTTTTAATCCCGCTGAATTTGTCCCGGAATTCACCGCAGATGTCGGAATTAAAAAGGGAGAAAAAGTCGATTATGCGATCATGTCAGACGGGGAACCGGCAATTCTTATTGAATGCAAGTGGATCAAGGAACCGCTAGAAAAACATGATTCACAGCTTTTCCGCTACTTCGGAACCACAAAAGCAAAATTTGCTATATTGACCAACGGACTGATCTATCGCTTTTATACGGACCTTGAAGAACCAAACAAGATGGATGATGTTCCGTTTCTGGAAGTCAATATTCTTGATATTAAAGACGGACAAGTTGCTGAGTTGAAAAAATTTCACAAGTCCACCTTCAACGTTTCCGATATTTTTGACACAGCTTCTGACCTTAAATATTCGCATGAGTTCCAAAAGGTCTTTGCAAACGAGCTTCAAAACCCATCAGATGATTTTCTCCGCCTGTTTCTTGCCCCTGTCTATTCAGGGATGAAAACACAGGCAATTATAGAAAAGTTCCGTCCCATATTAAAGAAGGCACTAAACGGTTACATAAATGAGTTGATGAGCGACAAAATTAAAACTGCCCTCGAAGTTAACACCGATCTGCCTTCAGAACCGCAGGCTCCGGAGCAAACGGAAGAAAACGAAGTACAGCCGGCGGCTTCCACAACAAGTAAAATTATAACGACAGAAGAAGAAATAGAAGCTTTCGTTATCGTTAAAACGCTATTGAAAGATATTGTACCGCTTTCAGAAATTACTCATAAAGATACGATTAATTACTTTGGAGTCCTATATCAAGGCAAAACTACAAAGTGGATCTGTCGTTTTGCCTTTCGAGATTCTCATAAATATTTAATTCTTCCCGATGAAAACAAAAAGGATATTAAAATCGAGCTTGACAATATCTATCAAATTCCTGAACACGCGAATGAAATCATTGAAGTTTTAAAACGCTATCTTTAATATTCTAGAAACAAAAAAACGCCGTCCACTGGTATGAACAGCGGACGGCAATAATAAAAGCGCAGGAAAACGCTCCCAAAAATATTATATGCCTTAATAAAATTCTGTCAAGGCACAAATAAGGAGCGATTAGGCATGAAATGCCCAAAATGCGGCAAAGAATTTGAAGGAAAATTCTGTCCGGAATGCGGGACACCTGTTAATGAACAGCCAGATCAAAGCAGTCAGGCTGTACATTCTACTATTCCTCCGGTTCAAACAAATTATCAAAATCCCGTTATGCCTCAACCAAAGAAGAAGAGCGGATGCTTAAAATGGGGTCTGATTATCGTTGGCGCTATTATTGTAATTGCAATTATAGCATCCATCGTCGTAGGCGGAGATTCTTCTCAACCAACTGCAGTGAATTCAAGTAGTGAAGCTTCCCAGACCTCTACAAACAGTGAAGTTTCCCAGACCGCCTCGAAAACGGCAGCGCCTTCTTCAGCAGCCCCATCATCTGCTACGCCAGCGCCAAAACTTAAAGTATACACTGCCGAATTATCTAACGGTAATTTTACGGCTGGAATGGATTTTCCCGCAGGAACATACACCATTACAGCAGTAAAGGGTAACGGCAATGTTTCATCGGACAACATGTATTCTGGCGGACTGAATGCGATGATGGGCACTCAAAGTAACGATCTGTATGAAAAAGAATACAAAAATATTGACTTGCCTGACGGTGTTGTGCTTACAATCTCAAACGTCACAGTAAAGATTGTAAGCAAAGACGAAGTTGATGCAGAAAACTTGAAGAAACGCGAAAATACAGCCACCAAATCTGTCACCCTTTCATCCGGGAATTACATTGCAGGCGAAGATCTTGAAGCAGGAATCTATAATATCACCGCAGTAAAGGGTTCCGGAAATGTTTCTTCCGATAATATGTACAGCGGCGGTCTGAATGCAATAATGGGAACAACAGCCGATGATATGTATCAGAAAGAATTTAAAAATATTGTTTTGGACAATGGTGTACAATTAACGATTTCCGGTGTTACGGTAAAACTAGAACCCAGCAAATAATGTCTTATCTTTATATGAGGAGCGGATTAAAATGACATGTCCAAAATGCGGCAGTGAGAATGTTTCTATTCAGGTTGTTATGGAATCAAAATTGGTAAATAAGCATCACGGCATTATCTGGTGGTTGCTTGTGGGTTGGTGGTGGCTATTTATTAAGTGGGTTTTTTTAACTATCCCCGCCCTGATTGTGAAAATTCTGGGACACAGAAAACAAAAAATTAAGCAAAAAGAAAAAAAGATTTGCATCTGCCAAAATTGTGGAAATAGATGGGATCTCTAAAAATTATCAAAACACCCTTTCAGCATCGTCTGAAGGGGTGAAATCTTATCGGAGGATTTTATGATTGCCATTTACGCCCGCCAGTCCGTTGACAAAAAAGATTCACTGAGCATCGACGGCCAGATTGACCTGTGCCGCCAGGAATGCTCAGAAGAGCCAAAGGTTTTCGCCGACCGGGGATATTCCGGGAAAAACACTGATCGGCCGGCTTTTCAGGAAATGCTGACTGCCGTCAAACACGGCGAAGTAGATCGCATTGTTGTCTACCGTCTGGACCGAATCAGCCGTTCCATCACGGATTTTGGGCGTGTCTGGGAAATTCTGAAAGAACACAACACGGAATTTGTTTCCGTGAACGAGAAATTCGACACCTCCACCCCGGTCGGCCGGGCAATGGTCTATATCATTATGGTGTTTGCGCAGCTGGAGCGTGAAACTATCGCGGAGCGAATCAAAGACAATTATTACCAACGTGTAAAGCGCGGGGCATACGGCGGAGGCCCTGCCCCGTTTGGTTTTACAATCAAACGGACCAAGATCGGCGGGAAAACAGCTTCCGCTCTGGAACCAAACGAACACATGGAGATTGTCAAACAGATTTTTGATAAATACGCTTACTCCGGCGCTTCCCTCGGCAAAATTGCCGCATGGCTGACCGGGCGGCACATTCACGGAATCGGACGTAAAGCCTGGGACAACGTCGCCCTGAGCCGGATTCTGCACAATCCTGTTTATGTGAAGGCCGATGCCGACATCTACTATTATTACCGCGGCAAGGGTGTTATCTTCGCCAATGAAATTGCAGAATTTGCGGGACAGAAAGCTCTGTTTCTCTGGGGCGAACGCGATGTAAAATCTGCAAAATTTTCCGACCTGCATGATCAGCTGGTTGCAATTGCAGAACACGACGGAGTGATTGACCCGCAGACATTTCTCGCCTGTCAGAAGAAACTTGACGGAAACCGGCAGATTAAAAATTCCGGCAAGGGAAAATACACCTGGCTGTCCGGCCTTGTAAAGTGCGCCCACTGCGGCTATGCCCTCCGCGTGATCTCCACCCATGGCTATCTCTATTTTTACTGTTCCGGCAGATCAAATTATCATATCTGCGACCTGCAGCACACGGAGTCGGTTCAGGACGTCGAGAATCAGGCCGCCGAGCAGATTCAGGCTGAACTGGACAGGCTTGCGGCAGCGCCGGCCCAAGCCGAACCGGTCAACAGCCACAATGCCGAAAAAATCGAGCTGGCGCAGATCGACCAGCAGATTTCCCGGCTGATGGACCGGCTGGAAGAGGCCAACGAAATTACCATGCGCTATATCAATGAACGTATGGCCGCGCTGGACGCCCGAAAGAACGAGCTGCTGGAAGTTATTAACTCCGCCCCCAAAAGGCCTTCTGTGGCTGTTCCTGACATTCCTTTTGCAGACCTGGACTTCGACGCCAAAAAGCAGGTTGCCAGGACGCTGGTCAGCAAAGTGGAAGCGGGGCCGAACGGAGTAAAAGTAATAATGAAATAAAATAAAGGTGGTTGTCTATGGCCAATTTATCTGTTATTGATTTTTATTACGGCGCAGTTTTATCCCATCTTCTAACAAGTAATTCTGATAATAAACCTTCTTTAATAGAAGACGCAAACGAAAAGCGTGTGTTCGAAATAACCACAGACAAACATTCCTACATTTTATACACCATTCATCGAAGTAATGGTAAACGTATTATAAAGGATAATGTTTTAAGCTGGAGCTTTTCGTTATCGACAAAAGAAATTTTAGGATTGCAAGCAAATAGAGACAATGGAAAACGTAATGTTATTGCATTAGTTTTAGTAAATACAAAGGAACTGGCCAACAGTAAAATTATATATTTTACTGATAAACACTTAGAAGCAAAAAACGTTTATAATTCTGATAAGCAAATAGAATTTACAGTTAGAAAATACCCAAACAAAAATGACTATTTGCTTGTTATTGACAAAAAAGTTAATAAATCAATTCCTGTAAAGCAAAATCTGAATCTAGATTACTAG